CCAATATTTTACCCACTGCGGTGGGAAATCCAAGAAATCAATTTTGATAGGGTCAAAATCTAACTTGGAATCAAGCATTTCTTCTATACGTCGTTGTGATTCGACACTTACACCAAATTCCTCTTCCACTAACAATCTTGTTTCCATCATGACTGATCTGACAGAAAGATCACCATTCACAGCATTCTCAAAACGCCTTCTCATCCATTGGTCTGTTTCTTGAGCTATTATATGTCGTACATCGTATCCACTAGTGACACGAAGAGCATACAACGCTAAACTTTGAATGATCGGGCATCCTGGGAATTCATGCAAATAGCATAGAGCCTTCACACGCAACAAGGTTTTAAGTTTACTAGTTCGAGCATTCTTATATCTGCTCGAAGTCCAACCGAACCGGGCAAGTACTTCACGGGGGTCAGTGACATTAACCTTATTGTATTTATCATATATAATGCCACAAAAACTTGCCTTGTAAATATCTTTATGATGAATTATTTTAGCCAAAGCACCAAGCTTCGCAAAATCTGCTTCTGTAGGATAACTGCCCGTCACTGTCTTAGCGAGAGAATCGTCTCCCTCTATGTTAGTGCGAACATCACCACAATCGCAAACCTCACAAAGATACCGTATCATCATATCATTGCAAAATCCATTAGCACAAGAAGTATCCATTTCTCCACTCATCCTACGAGCGATGACTGAAGTTATGAAAAACTTATTTACAACATGATTATTTAACATCAACGAATTTACAATAGAACGATAAAACGGGTTTGTTATGTGTTTGAAATAAAACGAGTACATACGCTGAGTTGTTACACTCATTAAATGCCTATTATGTGTGCACTCAAACCTCTTGAAATCATTGGAATGGGTCTCATCAGTAGACGTAATCAAAGTCTCTTCTATATACAAAGGTCTATCACGAACCGGAACATGTTTAACATACTGAGGATTTTTATAAAGATCTTCCTCAATCTTGCTAACCAAAGGCCCGAAGAGCACTTTAAAATAATCATCTCTGGCATAAATACCCCTCCCCTGTTTGAATTCAGGATAAGTTTCATCTTTCATAAACAATTTGACCTTACGGTAACGGTCGGCTACCGTCATTTTTGCCATCTCGTCATATGTCTTACGCAACTCATCTTTCCTCCATTCAGGATAAGGGCGACTCTTAATCCAAGTCTCAAAAGACAAATCATCACCGGGGGACAACGGGACACAGTGAGCTTGCAGCCATTTATCACAAAAAACACCAAGCCCTCTCAGAGAAATAGGGTCTTGGGCCGGCATTTTGGCTTGCATTCTAGAAGCAACCCCAGCTAGTAAAGTCTCGGGATCACCTACATCTGGATGAGGACAGGCAGCACCAAGCAGGACAGGGCCCATAGAAACCATTTGTGGAAGGGATTCTGTGACACCCCATTTATGTGTGAACTTGACTTCAAATGCGTCATGATCTGACGGAGCATCCAACACTCCATCACGCACTCGATAGCCAAATCCAAACAATCTGTTTTCTACGGGCCTTGAGGAAAAAGCTGTCGGTTAAGTAACAAACCTTCAACTTCCCCCTTACGCGCCTTGTATATCAATTGTGCAGCCAAAGCCAAATCTTGTCTATTTAATCGACCTTCAAGAACAGAAAATCGATTTTCATTTACAGTATGAATTGAC